TCCGCTTTAATATTTCGTAATTGCCAGTATGTTTGTTCGTCCTGTTTCTTTTTTTTAGTCATTTAATTAGCTCCTGATTTTTCATCACGATTAACTATTTCTATATGATTTGGATATTCTTTTGCTATTTCGCATAAGTTTTCATAAAGAATAGTCACTATATATTGAGAATCTTTGATAATACCTAACTGAATAGATCCATCAACATCAATCGTTGCGGCATGTTTCTTTATCAATACATTAGTCACAGCTATATATAGAGCTGATACACCAGCACAAATAATATCTTGTCCTTTTGGGGCAAAGTTTGCATGTCCTGAAATGGAATAACTTACATACTGATTATTTTCCTTTTTAAATATTGCTGTAATCATCGTAGTTATCCTCCTCAGAACCTTTATCTAAATCGCTATGGCTATCTTTAGCTTGTACACCATACGCTTTCTGATTGAGCTCAATAGCTTTCTCTTTTTCAGTATTAAGCTGTTTTAGAACCTCATCAACATCGTCTATATCAGGCAACCATCCCAAAAGAACTTTAAGGGGCAAGATGCCAGCTTGATAAGCGCTAACGATTTGATTTATAATATCGCTAGTATTGACAGGTAAATTAGGCTTAAGCTTGATTTTTGTTCCTTGAGCATCAATAGAACTATCTTTAACTTTTAGAATGGTTTCAAATAGTTCCATTCGCTTCCTCAAACCTTTAATCATGTATCTTGATTTAACAGACATGAGTTGTAGCAAGCCAAACAATTTGTATTTCATCGCTTCTCCACTAACATTACCTGAAAACTTTTCATCATTCATATCTGGCACATACGTAATCTTATGAATATCATCTAGAATTGCTGATCTTAAAAGATTCACTCCGTCTTCATTTAATTCTTTAGTAAGATAGCCAGCATCTACTTCACTTGGCAACGCACCTGTTTGAAGCATTTTTTCTTTTGCTAACTTTTCACCATCTCCATCTTCCAACATAAACCCTCTTATGAATAAAATTGCGTCAACAAAAGCTTCTTTATCATTTAATCGATCAGATTGCAGTAGATTGTAAGCGTCAATTAATGATATAGCTTGTTCAAAGTCTCCTTGCTTCTCTTCGTTGTTTCGGTATTCAATCACCGGAACTGCTTTAAAATAATGTGGTTTAGCATTTATAAACAAGTACTCACCAGATCCTCTTGATTTAGCATGATAGGTTATCACTCTGTTGTCGTTATAGTACTTAATTACATAATGATCTATCCCCCCTTGAAGTGTTAACACTGGCTGATAATGAACGGCAAATAAAGGGTTCTTGTCTACTGTATCGTCTGTCACTAAAAAGATACCTCTTGGATCAATACATTTGATTTCTAATTGTGTGGCATCATTATCCTTAGTCTTTTTCAAATACACAAGCTCATATCCAACGCCAAATGTAGACAAATCTTTCTCTAGTTCAGTATCATGAGAGACTATATCTACCCGATCGTAAGCTTCTAAAATAGGACCAATATTTTTATCTGACTCTGCAACATATGAAATTGGATTACCTACCATAAAGCCTACATTCATATCAACAACATATTTTGCATGATTGATCAGAACTTTATTATTAGGTGCTCCTTCATTTTCTTTTGTTCGTTTTAAAATATCATGTTTACCATCATAATAATCTGATAGTTTTTGTAATCTTAATAATTCTTCCACATGTTTGTTGATACAAAAATTAAGAAGTTCAGCTGAAGGTTTATTCAAATCGCCAGCTATCTGTCTATTAACTACTATTGACACAATATCACCTCTCTTAAAATCCAAATTTAACTTTATTCGTAATGCTTACTTTTATATTTCTCATATCATCGCTAAATGCATATCGCGTAGCATCGATTGTGTGATTATCTTTATCTTCTAATCTTGGCTTAGGATTGCCATCTTTATCAGTTTGATAATCAATGTTTTCAAATTCATGTGCTATGTTTGGTGTTCTCAAAGGGTCTATACAAATGAAGTCTAGATCGTCAAGCCATCCTTCCCCATATTCAACTGAATCAGGTCCCTTTTTCACTCCATATAGTTTCTTTATGGAATGCTCATTAATAAGCTCAGCTATCGATTTTGGTTCAGCCGAATCTGCACCAATCCTATCAGCTTCATATCCTTTTGCTTTTACTTTTTTAGCTAATTCCCGATTGCTAATTTTAACACCGTATATCTCATCAATAGCATAGATTCCATTTTTCTTTTTATCATAATGCCATCTAACAAATGCTAATGGATCAGTAGCATAACCGAAGTCAAGACCGTTTCTGATATTATCAAAGTTAGCTACCATCTCATCAGTAATACAACCTTTTATTACTCGTAAATTATCAAACGGAACAACTCCTGAACCAATAGCTTTGCCGTCATACTCCCACTCAGCACGTTTCGGATTCTTAGCTCTCGTGGCATTAACTTCTTCAATAAATGCTTGAGCTATGAATGGATTATCCTTATATGTTGAATGATGAACGAAAGTATTCTCAGGTTGGAAGCTAGATTCATATTTCTTATTAACCCATGATTGTCGTCGCTTAGGAGGATTGTACGAATAAAAAAATTTATAAAAAAGACCATCTGCTAATTCACCACGTAGCAATGAGTTAGTTATGGTTTTTACATCATCTTCAGTTTTAAACTCGGCTAATTCCTCAATCCAAGCTATAGCAAATGGAAATCTTGAATCTTTTAATGACTTAATCCTTTCTGGATTCTGTGCACCACGAAAAACAATATAATTCCCCCTGGGTTTATAGGTGATTTTCATAGGACTTTTATTTACTTTAAAATACTTAGACACACCTTGTTCTTCAATAGCCCACTTAATTTGTTCAAAAATAGATAGCTCAATCGTATTATCAACATATCTAATGGCCACAGCATTTACAGGATATCTCATAATCAATTGGACGATTATGTGTGCTATGCCAGATGATTTACCTGATCCACGACCACCTTTTTCAACAACATGTAATATATTTGAGTTTAATGCTACCCTCCAAGTAGTATGAAATGCTTTAGGAAGAAATTCAGATAATTTTTTACTCATATTCATCACCTGATATATCATCAATAAAAACTGGCATATCCATGTCTCCATTTGTAGCATCTAAACTAGCTTTAACTTTTTCAGTTTGAACCTTCAATAGTTGTAATTTGGCATCATTTGCTAGCAAAGCATTCTGTTGCTTAATAGCCTTTGTTAACTGATTGCTAATTCTTGTCAATGCTTCCTCAATAGCCAAAATGTCATCTAGTTTTCTAAATGTTTTACGAGTGACTTGTACATCTTTTAAAACTTCTCTCTTAACAGTAACCATTTTCCCATCAATTACCGATGGCTCTTTAACTTTCCTAAGCTGCTGCAAACGTTCAACTTCTTCATCGTTTAAGCCAGCCTCTGCATCTTTTATTCGTTTAAGCATTCTATATTGACGAATTTTTAGGATTCTTATTTCTTCCTCCAAAATAAAAAAAGGATCATCATTCAGATTAGAATAGATGTCCTTTTCTTCGTCAGATAACATATCGGCAAATATTGTTTCGTATTCGCCTGTTTTAATAGCGTTCTTATTACCTTTAGGAGGAGAACCTCCTTTGTTCCCTTTAGCATTTTTATTACCTGGCGGCGCTCCACCTTTATTGGTAACGTTACTATTCGATTTAGTAACGTTACCTTTTAATTCCTCCGCCCATTTATCAACAGATTTCCATTTCCTAATTTGAGAATCAGAAACATTTAGTTCACTAGCTAATTCTTTAAGAACCTTTTTCCCACCTGAATCTAGCCATATTTTTTTAGCTTCATCACGACGAGGGTCTCTTTTTCTAGCCATCCATTAACACCACCTCGCTTTTCGCTTCAATAGTTGAGTTTGTTTTTGATATTTACAATCATAATTTATTGATATACTTCTTTACCTTCTCTTGTATATGCTTATCTTCCCAACTACCATGACCGCAATATACCAACTTACAATAGTCAATTTCTTGTGGTGTAGCTTCTCGTGTCATTTCAATAATTGAAACATTCTTCTTTATCTGTACAGACATTACAACACGTACTGCATCTACTGAGCGCTTCGGCTGTGGATATTTATGTGTTAACGATACATACCAATAGTTTTTCATGTTCTCTCTCCTAATTTTTTTATGTACGAAAAAAGACCACTCACTTACGTTGAGTAGTCTTTTGTAATTCTTTTTTTAAATAGTTTAGTTTATTTTACCTTAGGTTGAGTAATTTTTATAGTGTCACCTTTTTTTATTTCTTCTAGCTTTAGAGTTCCACTTATAATCATATACAATTCTCCTTTTGTTATACAACGTTTCATGAATTTGATATTTTTATTTCCAAATAATCTACCCTACATTTCTGATAATGTAATTGTTGGTGTTTTTTACATATAAAAGAGACACCCTGCAAGCTGATGCCTCTCGTGAAGGATAGAAACATCTATTGACGTTTCCTAATTTATTTAAGCAGCATAGCTACTTACTGGAATAACGAGACTCGAACTCATGACCCTACGATTAACAGTCGTATGCTCTACCAACTGAGCTATATTCCATTAACGTGTCACTTGCAAACCTGTAGAAAAAAGAGGAGGTTATTCACCTCACTTCATTTTATTGAGAACGTAAGTCTGCAAGTGACTATCGAAAGGCAAAGCAAACGGTAGACTAAACCAGAAAGTGTGTAATGTGTCCATTTCTTTGACTTTCGATATTACTATATTAGCACTCAAATTCGTATAAAAACCGCCAACTTTCCGCCAAAAAACCGCCAAAGTTTTATTTATAGGCAATTATTTTGCCATTTCGATAAGCTTCAGCAAATTCAATCAAAGCTTCTGATTTCATGCGTTGAATACTTCTTTCAGAATAGCCGACTTCTCTGGCGATTTTGTAATTAGAGTAATGGTCCTGCACGCAGAAACTGTAGTGAAGAATTTGACGACTTATTATGCTTAATGACATCAAAGCCGTTAGGATTGCATCACGCTCTGCTTCAACATCGAGCATCTGAATCAACGCATCTTCTGCTTTGTTGCCATGCTTTACACCTTTGGGCATGTCTGTAATGATTGGTGATCGAACATCTACCAAGGAACGACCAGCTATTCGGTCCAAACGTCTAAAATTTTTCAACACGGCTCTCGCATTGGCTCTAGTCTGACTGAAATCAACTTCTTTTAACAATTGAATCAAGTTAAATCGCTCCTTTTATGTTATAATATCAATGTGGTTGGTCGGAGCGATTCCGACTTTTTTTATTTTTTAGAATTTTGAGTGCCGTTTGCAATTGCCTTTTCTTGCAAGCGACGCTTTTTCTTTTTAATTTTTGATTTTTTTTTACCCATGTCACACCTCCATCGTTATTGGTCTACCGTATTTTAAAATTTTCCATTCGCCATTATAGTGTTTGTTATAAAAATCTGCATTACGTTTAGCATCTGATAATGTGTAAAAGGTTCTTCTCAGGTATTCAACATAAACGCCATCGACTTGACGACCTAAGATATAAACTTCTGGATAACTCATACGCTGGAACCTCCTAAATATAGTCCTAATCCCAAAATAAACGAGCATGAAAGGAAATAAACTAGGTCACTGTTTGTTATGTTATTGCCATACACGAAATAGCTCACGGTTGCTTTTGATACAAGAATCATTATTGCAATACCACTAAATTTATTTATTGCTCTTTTCCAGTTTCGTTTCATCTATTCACCATCCACTTTCACAGCAAACGGCCAATATCGCTCGTCAATTGATTTGATTTGGTTTTCTGTATATCGTTTTGCATCTTCTTTATCAGTTGAATAGAAATACTTTTTACCGAAACGCATATACCCAATTTCTGGCAACTTTACATAATACAATTGCTCTTTCTCGACTTCGTAGCCGTACCGTATTGCATCGCATAACGTAAACAGTGTATCTGCATTATCACTCAACCAATCATAAAATTCTCCACTGTAATCCCATTTTTCAGCAATAAACTCATCTGAATCAGTTGCGTACTCAACGCTTAAAAAGAGATCAATTATATCAGTGGAATACTTATGTTTATCAAGCCATTCCGCAACAAATTTCGGAACAACGACTTTTTTCGGTTCGTCTAGTTTCTTCTCTTTAACTAGCTCTAAAGCATGTCTTATTCCGCCGTTATACCCATCCTCAAAATCCTTATTTATAGATTTACTGCTTACGTTTTCTAGTTCGTATATCAATTCATCAATCAATTCTTGTTTATTCATCGCTGTTCCTCCTATGGATATACATTTATTGCTTTGCCATAACAAGTAGAATCACATGCTTGATAAGTTAATTGCCACTTATCATTCATATCAATTTTTTTACCGCATTCTACACACCTGACATTTCCATCTTCGCTATATCCGTTTTTAATTAGCCACTTTTTGAATTGCTTATTTTTTTGGCGTTTATTCAACAAGATTCCTCCACTTCGTTAAATCCGCAAACTAATGAGTTCATGTTCCAAATGCCGCCGCCTTCAAGTGCAACTTTTCTTTTGTCTTTATCAGGAAATTCAAGAATTAACCCTTTTCCTAATACTGATTTCACTACTAAGAATTGATTAGTATATTCGGGAATTGCTGTACCAATATACTTCACTTTGTCACCTTGTTTAATATCCATCAATAATCCTCCTAAAACTGTTCATGTGTATCATAACCGCATTTTTTACAGTGTCCTGCCATTTCTATGTCTGTCGGATACGGTCCAGTCTGATATGCATATGCTTCATATTCGTGATCACATGTTTCTTGGTTTATCACTTGAACCTCATCCTTAAATAACCGATATTGATTCCCTTCATCATACACATGGTAGATTTCACCATTATTTGACACGCTGTCCACTTCAACTGCTTTATTTTTGTTTTTATCAATTACTTTCATTTCACTTCCTCCTTGCGTTTCTCAACATCATCAGACCAAGCAGCGTAATAATCGAAGTCCCAGCCATCATCTCTTGGGTTTTCGTCCAAACAATCTGGATCATGCATTAATACGGCCTGTTTCACTTCTTTGGATTCATCTTCTAGTTCATCTATCAAATCATCAGGTACCTCAATTGAGACTAATTTTACTGTTTCGTCTTCTTCTGGATCGTCAGCCATTAAATAGTCTTTTTCCTCTTCAAATTCTTTAGTTGCTTGAATTAAGCTTTCTGTCCAACGTCCAGTATTTTGGGAACTTTCATATCGATATAGTTTCATTCCGTTTCCTCCTGTTCAATCCAATCTGCAAAAGCTCGTAATACTTGCGCTTGTTGCTTTGAATTCAATCCACAATAAGCTATATCTACGTTCCTAAGTTCTTTTGAGCCTATCCTTGTCTGCCATTCCCCGAGGAGAAAGACAGCACACATTGGACTTGCGTTATCTTGTTCAACATTTGCTTTCAACCAATCCAGAACGATCTGCTGATTTTCGTTTAGATATGGCCTTTTAAAACCTTTGACGATGTACAAAATATCTTCTGCTGACATATTTGCTTCGATGCGATCCATTTCTAGTTGACGTTCAATTTCTTTTATTAGTTCATGCATTTAATTTCCCTCCAATAATTCTGGGTTATCCCATACATTTCCGATAACTTCATATTCTTCGCTGTCAATGAATCTAACAGATGTTAATTTTCCATTTCTTAGCATTTTGGTGCAGAATGAACCTTTTTCAAATACAACAACGCTATCATTTATATGCGATTCGAAAGGAATGTAATATAATACATCACCCTCAAAAATTTCAACGCCGTTCTTGTCTTTCAAGCCTGTTGATTGCATGATGACATAAGGAAATTCATCCCAATTAAAAGTTGTATCATAACTTCCTATCTCTATTTCAGACGTACCAGGACTGCCTTTAATCTGAAAATCCGTAATTATGGCCATCATGCTATTCGAGTCATCAAACAAAGGTGTAACGTTTTCTAGCATTTCTTTCTCGTAGGTATCCCACGCTCTAAACTTCGGTATCATTTTGCACCTCTTCATAGCGAACACTAAACACATGAGGATCACTGTACAAGTCATTTACTGATTGCTCCATCTCAACAATTGTCTTGTTGTATTTCATAATTGTGTCCTGCAATTCTTCACCCATGAAACACTGTTTGTAAATCAATCTATAATTTTTTCTCATGTTCAAAAACTCCTCTACTTTTTTAGTCTTAATTTGGTTCAGTACATATTTTTTACTGATAATCATTTGATTGTTACTATCGCTTATATTTTCCTTGTCTTTCCGTTGAACAACAGTTATTTTACCGAGTATCGAGTTATCATAGACTTTCTGAACAATCCCCTATAATGGATGCTTAAAACAGCTATGAGCTCTAAACTTTGGAATCATCTTCTCCACTCTCTTTTCTTTATCTGATTTTTATTAGTAGACAGGCCGCTTTTCACATGGTTCATTAAAATTCTCTGCGTTTATTTTCCAAAAATCGTTGACAGCTTTTTCATATTGTTCTGCGTTGTAAGAATAGCCTTCGTCATCTTTTGACAAATGAATTAAATTGTTATTGTGATAAATAGCAGCAGAAAGTTTGTTATACAACGGCTCATGGTCAAGCCACGACTTGCCTATTTCCATAACAGTGACAGTTGGACCTGTACTTAAACCACTCAAAACTCTGATTTTTTGAGACATCATTTGCAATTCCCATGCACGAATTTTATCTGACTTTCTTATCATCTTCTTCACTCGCTTTCGATTCTTGTTTACTTAAATATTCTTGGAATCTCACTTTATCTTGCACATTCCAAACGTGGTTACCATAGTTTTTATACTCAGTTCTAGGCATTTTTTTATAGGGGATTTTTTCACGTTGGCAATGTGCGATTAGAGACGACATCTTAATGTTTAATTTTGTGCATATTTGGCTGAGGTAGTAATCTTCGTCAATCAAACGTCGGATTTCTGTATCTAGCTCCTTAATCTTCTTGTGCTTTGTCAGCCCTAATTTTTTAGCCCTAAACTCAACAGCTCCAACTGTACGATTTAACCTATCAGCTATATACTTATTTTTCATAGATAAATAGTGCTTTTTTAAGAACTCATCCTCTTTTTCAGACCATAGCCGGTGCATGTAGCATCTAAAATCATCTTCTTTTCGCATTTTGCACAATTTTTTTCTAATCGCATTGATGCTTCTGTTCAAGAACTTAGAAGCTTCAATTAGCTGAGTATCATTTTCAAAAACAAAATATTCTAAATACACTAGTTCGTCTTCTGTCCATTTTCTATACATGAAATCACCACACTAGGAAAGTTGCATCAATGCACCAAGAATCTTTTCGTCGTCTTTACTCTGCAATTCATCAATTATATGCATGTATGTTTCTTGAGTAGTAGTCACGCTTGAATGACCTAGACGTTTAGCTATGCTATGAGTTGACACCCCGTCAGCGAGTAAAATACTTGCATGCGTATGTCTAAGTCCGTGCATTGTGATGACAGTGATTCCTGATTCTTTGCATTTTCTGATCAGGTGGGAATTGTATGTTGAATTAAAAATTCGTTTATACTTGCCTGTCTGTTCATCTCGATTTACAAAAATCAATTCATCTTGAGGCAAATTTTCAATGAGCGGTTTAAACTGACCAACTATTTGCCAATCAATGCTTATCGTTCTAACAGAACTTTTGTTTTTCGTATCCTGAAAAAACATTGTAGAATTTTTGTAGTTCAATGTTTTATTAATGCTGACGGTATTTCTGGTCCAATCAAAATCAGCTGGTGTTAACGCAATGGCTTCCGCAAAGCGCATTCCTGTTTTTGCAACCAGTAAAATGAACCAATCCATATTTATCCCTTCCCCAAGTTCTAGTGATCTCAACAACTTTTGTAGTTCGCCTTTTTGCAGGAATTTTTTCTTTTTTGGTCTCGGCGGTATTCCTTTGATGATCGCTTTGTAGGTTGGATCACGTTTAATTAATCCTTCGTGATACATATCTCTTACACAGCTGCCAATTTGGTGATGAAAATCCATTGTTGTCTGCCGCTCATGTGTCAGAGCGTATTCATTAAGAATGCTTTGATAAGCCTATCTAATTTATCTATCGTTAAATCAGGGCAAATTTCAGTAAGGTGTTTGTGGGCTATATAATATTTACTAACTGAGATATCTCTAATTGCACCGACTTTGTAAGTTTCAATCCATTCTAAAAAATAGCCAGTAAAAAGTCTGGGGCGTTTACTCATTCGTTTTCTCCTCCTAACATGCTGGAACTTTCGATGTGGTCGATAGCCTCTTCTAGCCATTCTCTGACTTGAAACTCTCTTGTGACCACATCGCTGTGTGGCATAACATTTACATCGCTAAAAGCCAACGAATCATCTTTTGAATTTTGTAAAAAGTAAATCTGTTTTATTTTTCTGTCTAGCGAATCACCGTGGACTACGGTGGCATTCATCCCACGAATAGCAAGATTGAACAGAAGGAACGGAATGGTTCTATCAGATAACTCCTCTAAATCGTAAAAAGTCATTGATGGTTTATATTCAAAAAAACCAATAGATAATCTGTCTGCTCGCCATTTTTGTATGATCATTCCACCTGTCCCAGAAGCTACTTCATGTGTCAATCCACTTCCAGGTCCTACGATTTTTGCAATCACTTCGCCAATTGAATTTGGTGTAAAATCTTGTTTCTTAACTTTCCGATCAGCGTGTTCGTCTTGAAAATATTCGTGAAACCAATCGAAAGTTAAATCCTTTTCTATTTCTAAAAATCTGTTAAACACGATTTCTCGTTTATCACGATTTAGTAATATATTCATGAGCGCTTCTGGCGCTTTGTAGGCATCATCAACACCTAGCAATTCATTTATTTTTTCTGTTGTTAGTTTCATAATTCCAAAGGAGCAAAAAGCTTTTTATGCGGCCGCAAATCTCCACTCCTTTCTATTAATTAAAGTATTCTACTATATGTTTTCCAATCCATTCCGCCATTGGTACGGCTACTGCATTTCCAACCATTCTCATCCCATCATTATCGGTCCCTTCAAAAGAGAACCAGTCAGGAAATCCTTGAAGTCTCTGCCATTCAAGTAAAGAGTACGGTCTTATTCTTAATCCATCATTAACTAAACGGGTACTTTTATCTTTGGCATAGTGCGCAACCGCTGTCGGTGCTATTCCGTCTAAGTTAGTAATTATGGGTTTATCTCTATACTTTCCATTTAACCTACTGCTAACATAGTCGGGAACTGATACGTTAGGATTTTTTTCTAAAATATCTTTTAGTCTTAAGTTTGTTATTTGTCCTGGATAATCCAATTTGGGAAAAGGCCGCTTGCTACCTATAACAATTAATCTTTTCCGCTCTTGCGGGAGCCAAAAATTAGCATTCACAGGGCATTCAACTCGAATATAGTAATCGGGTAGTTTTGTTAAGCATTCCATTACTACTTGAAATTTTTTCATCCCTGGCACATTTTCTACAACATATATTTCTGGCTGGGCTAATGCAACATGCCTAAAAAAATGTAAAAATAAGTCATCGCCGATTCTAGTACCACTGATGTCAGCAATGCTTGAATATTTTGTACAAGGAAACGTGCCTATATATACATCTGCATCTTGCTGATCCAAAACTGTAATTTTTGATATATCGCAT